TAAAAGTAATTGAGTTAAAAAAAGACCGATTCCAAGAACAACTTGATTATTACAATATAGAAAAAAGTAATTTAACGAAATCTATTCTTGATTTGAGAAATGGTATCTCTAATAATAAAATACAATACACAGATACTTTAGGTAGAATAATCACAACCCAATCATCCTCAACAAGAAAATTGTTAACGAAAGAATTAGAGACTGCAGTAGAAACAAGAGCAAATATAAATGTCAAACTTGAATCATTGACTGACTCAATTACAAAACTTGAATTACAAGTATTAGATATTGAATCAAACAATGAAGTGGCGGCTGAGATAGGTCCACTTAGATATATGGCAGAGTTAACTGAGAAACCAATGAATGTAATTGTAAATTGGTTTACCTTATTAATAGTATTTGTTTTTGACCCATTAGCAATCGCTATGGTAATTGCACTAAACAAATTAATAGGAAGACATGATGACAACGATACAGGCAACATTATTTTTGATGGGGATGGTGACACTCCTTCTGATAGTAATTTTTCTGAACCCATTATTGAAGAAGATGGGGAAGGAGTATCAGAACCAAAAGAGAGCGTGGACGACAATAGAACAACAGAAACAGAACTTGAAGAAGAAGAAGTACAAGAAGTTTTGGAAGAAGTGGAAGAAACACCAAAAGTAGAAAAAGAGGTTGAACGAGTTTTTGAAGAAAATCAAAAAGTAAAAGTAGAACCAAAGAAACATACATATAGTTCAGTAAGTAAAGTACCATCTACTTCGGTAGTTAGAAAACCTGGTGGCCTCAAGGGGTAAAATAAATCAATCAACATTTGGATATATAGATTTTTATTTGTATATTAGTATAAATTATAATTAAACTATGGACGAATTATACGGAAATGAGACAACTACAAGTTCGGAAGAACTTGAAGTTAGATATGAGAAGGAATTAGCAGACGCCGAAAAGAAACAAAAAGCAGAGTCATCAGATAAAGACCCTGACAGAAAACACTTTAGGCATTTTGATTATGGAATAGATACTCAAGATAATGTTATTATCATAGAAGGTGAAATCCAATCAGGTATGACATTTGATGTTATATCTAAATCAAGACTACTAACAAAACTAAATGGTGGTGATGTTAAGACATTTAATATCTTACTAAATACACCAGGCGGTGATGTAATTGAAACGCTTGGTCTTATTGACTTTATGAAGTCTCAAGAAAAACAAGGTATCAAATATAATATCATTGTTAGAGGAGCAGCTATGTCGGCAGGAGCACTATTGTTAGCTTGTGGAACGGGTACTCGTATGGCGTCCAAACACTCTAAGATTATGGTACACCAATTATCTACAATAGTAGTAGGTAAATTGAGTGATGTTAAATCTAACGCTAAGTTTAGCGAAGAGTTAGAAAGTGATTGTAATCAGTTGATGGCTGAATGTACTAAGAAGGATAAAGAGTATTGGGAAAACATTTCGTCAAACGATTACTTCATATCAGCAGAACAGGCATTAGAACTTGGAATCATCGATAAAATAATATAAAATGACAAACTTTTTTACGGCTGAAGAATTAGTAGCCAATTACGAAAAATTTAGAAAATTAATTAACCAAACATTCGAAGGTGATAGATTAGAATCACTAAACAAAATGTATGACCATTTTGAAGAAAGAATAATCTATACCCCAGCGTCATCAGTTGAACATTATCATAATGCATTTCCTGGTGGATACATTGACCATGTTTTAAGAGTTACAAGAAACGCTTTGAAAACATTTGAGTTACAAAAAGAGTGGGGATTAAAAATGGATGGGTTAACAAAAGAAAATGTAATCTTTACTGCATTACACCACGACTTAGGAAAACTTGGTTCGGTAGACGAAGACATTTACATAAAGAACGATTCAGATTGGCATGTAAAAAATCAAGGTAAGATTTACAAAACAAATCCAAACCTAAATTATATGGACCACACTCTTAGAACATTTTATTTACTAAACTATTTTGGAGTTAAGTGTAGTGAGGAAGAGTGGTTAGGTATTCAACTTACCGATGGGTTATATGATGAGACTAATAAAAAGTACTACATAACATATAACAAAGACCAAACACTTAAAACTCCGTTACCTCATATCATGCACCAAGCAGATATTAACGCAGCAAGATATGAATATGAAAGATGGCAAAAAGAAATGAGTCCACTTAAGTCGACTCGTAATCCAAACGGAAGACCATCTTCTAAAGGAAAACTTTCAGATACATTTAATACTTCTAAAACAACAACCGAAGATACTAAAAAAGTATTTGACGCATTTAAAGATATAGTAAAAGACTAATATGGAAATAGCAATAATAATACTTTCTATAACAACCTTAGTATTCGGATTTACTACTTGGAACTTACTAAGAAAAAACGAAGCTACTGAAGATGTCATAGAAGAACAAGAAAAAAATATTTCAGATTTTGCAAAGTTAGTAGATGACTCAATGAAAAAGATGAAAGACTTAGACACAAAAGGTGCATTTGAAAATGATGACGAAACAGGATTTGTATTTAAACAAATGTACACTATCATAGAAAAATTGGAAGGATACTATGCCGAGGAGACGCAAGAATAAAAGATATTTCACTAAGATTACTGAGATAGCTATAAACGCCTACAATAGTATAGACGATTATAGATTAAAAAATAAAATCTACAATAGATTTATTCACTATCCGTTTGATAAGTTATCTGAAAATGTTATTCACACATATAAAACATATTACTTTGATGTACCATATGATGATGTCAAAGCTAATGTTGTGGCGTTTTTAAATCAAAAGATTCATAAGTTTAACGGAGCAAATGGTAGAGCGTTCTCTTACTTTACGGTAGTAGCAAGAAACTATTTATTCAACGAGAATAATCAGAACTACCAAAGAATGAAACAAAAGACAGAAGTAAAATATATTGATACTTCAAGAAACATAGGTAATGAAGTTTATGAAAAAGAATTAAAAGAATCAGTATCAGACTTTTTTGATTTTTATGTTAGATATGTTGACGCAAACCTTTTCAAGTTGTTTGCGAAAGAAAGAGAACAAAAAATAGCAGACTCAATTGTTGAGTTATTTAGAACACGACACGATTTATATTCTTACAACAAAAAGGCTCTTTACATACTTATTAGAGAGAGGACAGGCGTTCAAACTCAATACATAACTAAAGTAATTGGTAAAATGAAAAACATTTATAAAGAATTATATTTAGACCATGTACAAAAAGGGTATTTAGAAATAAATCATAGAATCGAGGAATTCAATGACCAAAGACGATGAAATATTTAAAGGTAAATCTTTTTCAGATATAATGTCTGACATTTATTCTAATCAGAAAAAGAAAGACCGACAAATAAAACTACTGATAGCACAACTTGAACCAATGGTCAAGAACTTAAATGATGCCTCAGTAGTTGTTCCTTTAATAAAGGAGTATCTTGAAATATCCGTAAAGAATGATGACGCATTAGTTAAACTAGCTGCAATCGTACAAAGGATGATGAAAGATAATAATACAGGCGATGGAAACTATATGTTGTCTGACGAAGAAAAAAGACAACTAATGGACGCAATAGAAGAAGTTGAAAAAGACTTACCACAAGAAGATACAGGAGATGAATAATGCAAGGAATTGTAAAAGAAGTAATCTACAATGACTCTGACTCAGAGAATCTATATTCCATATTAGTAGAATACAATACCAGTGCAAAAGCATCACGCTCAGAGTATGCTTTTCCTTTAGACACTAATATTAAAAGAGTGCCGGTAATAGGTGAGGTAGTTAGTTTGGTAAAAGGAATGTCATCAGACTCATCACCAAATGTCGCTAAACCACAATATTATTTTACCACTCCAATATCATTACAAAAAAATATAAATCACAATGCATTACCAAAAGGATATAGTAAGTTAGAAAGTGGTGGTGCTAATTCTGATGGATATGCTGACGCATCAGCAGGAAATCCAAATGCAAGTTCAACACAAGCATTTAGTTTTGATTTTGGATTTGAAGAAGTGTCAGGTGTATCAGCATTACAACCATTTAGTGGTGATATATTAATAGAAGGTAGGTTCGGTCAATCAATACGACAAGGATATACACCATCAGGAACACAAACAACACAAACCCCATCTTGGTCAGGCGAATCTACTTCCCCTATAACAATATTAAGAAATACACAAAACTCAAGTGGTTGGAATAAATTTGTTATAGAAGATGTCAATGAGGATGACACTTCGTTGTACATGACATCTAAACAAAAAATTAGTTTGAGTCAAGCACATCCTTTTTCATTAGGAGTAAAACCAGCAAACCTTCATGGTGACCCACAATTCTTAGTGAACTCCGATAGAGTATTATTAAATGCTAAAAAAGATAGAGTTATCTTGGCAGGAACAGAAGATGTAAATATATCAACACCAGCATGGAAAGCTGCGATGGATAATATGTTTACACAAATAGACGAAATTAAAAACGAACTCGATGCGTTAAACAATGCAGTACTTTCATTTGCAGGTGGAACTTCGAGTGGTGGTAAGGTTTTTCCACCACCACCAACAGGAGGACCAAATGTTATTTTAGCAGCACAATCTGCAACATTAGCAGGAAAAACAAGTGGTATAAAAGGAAAGATTGCAAAAATAACGGCAGAGTTAAATTTAATGAAACAATAATTATATAAAAAACTATTTATTATTATGGATACTAATAAATTTGTAAAAGCTATACAAACATTAATTAAAGAAGAGGTGAGAAAACAAGTAGCAAAAGAAAAACTTGCTATTCGTGAATCAATCATCCAAGAGATGAATACACCTCAACCAACAAAAAAGGCCAAAAAGCCAAATGTTAAATTTAAAGAAGGAAAGTTTTCCGATATGTTAAATGAAACAGTTGATAATTGGCCAACAATGGGTGGTGGTCCTTTGACTGCAAATAATGCACAAGGAATGGATAGAGCAACTATGGCATCGATGATGGGACTTAGTAGTTCACCAACACCACAATCAATGATACCAACACAAGATTCTGATGGAAGAGCAGTTGATGTAAACGCAGTAATGAATTCAGGAGTTGGACAAGCATTGACTAAAGATTATTCTCAATTAATGAAAGCGATAAACAAGAAGAAGGGTAGAGTATAATGGCTGAAAGACCCATTAAAAGGATAAGTCCTTTAGACTTGAGACGAAATGTTGCAGTAGGAGTACCATTCCCATTGGGTGGCACACCTATATTTAGTAGTACATTTTCAACACAAGACCAAGCGATATCAAATCTAAAATGTTTATTGTTAACAAGAAAAGGTGAAAGGCCTTTCCAACCTTTGTTTGGAACGGACCTTCCTTCTTTTTTGTTTGAACAAATTAACGACAAACTATTAAATGAATTAAGAGATTCAATATCTGATGATATTAAATTTTGGTTACCTTATATTCAAATGAAAGATATTGAGGTAAGCAAAGACGAAGACAGACATACTGTTTTCTTTTCTTTTACATTTTCAGTTGGGGAAAGTAACGCAAACGAGATAATTATAATAGAGATAAGTGAACAAGGTGGATTGTCAATAGCAAATTCACCCGTATAAGTTGGGATAAAATATGCCAGATAAAATTAAAAAAGATGTTAAGTTAGTCGGAAGGGACTTTGGTGACATAAGAGAAAATCTTATAGACTTCACAAAGACTTACTTCCCTCAAACATTTAATGACTTTAACGAATCATCACCTGGTATGATGATGTTAGAGTTATCTTCATATGTAGGGGATGTACTATCATATTATACAGATGTACAACTTAGAGAATCTATATTAGAACAAGCACAAGAAAAGAAAAACATATTTGCTATTTCACAAGCATATGGATATAAACCAAAACTAAATATACCAGCAACAACTACTCTTTC